CATGGTCCAGCTTTTGCATGTCGAATCCTTTCGTCGTCCAGGTCGGAAAGTGAAATCATAGCTGATCGGCGAACACCGCCAACTACCACCACTTCACCAATTTTACACATCAAGTCATGGCACTCTAATGAATTGAGTTTACGACCTTTGGCATGTTTAAAAATGTTTACTGCAAATTGAAATAAATCAACTAATGGTTGCGGCCCGGAAGCTCTTCCACCAAAAGTTTTGAGTCGTGCTCCGGCAGGTCTAACATTGCTGACGTCCCACTTTGGAATTTCTCCGGCCCAGAGGTTTGCGAGGAGGAGTCGGAGGGATTTTGCCCATCCTTCTTTACTATCGTGGACTGCAATGGTATGTTCGGAATCGAATAAACGGTCTGGCACTTCCGGCAACTGACTAATATACTTTGACTCGACTGAGAAACCAACTCCAGTGCCACACAAGAGGATAAACATCGCTTCGTCAAACGACTTCGGATCATCAACTGGGAGATAACTGCAGTTATAGACGCAAGTATTGTCACGATCGGCACTCTTTCCTGCAGTCATCATGGCACGCATGGACGGCATCAATTCAAGGTTAACAATGGAGTTATATAACTCAGCTTTTAATTCTGTGTTGTCAGTGATTGCTGGTGTACGACTAAATACATAATCTGTAAAACGTGCTACGGTTTCTGGCCATGATTCACGACGGCCTTTGTCATCTTGATAGCGCGCGTAACGACTAGCTGCAATGTATTCTTGATACTGATCCATTTATTATTCTCTTTGTTATTATGGTTATTAAAGGGCAAAAAAGCCGAGGTGGTTTCCACCCCGGCTTGGCCCATCTACTGGGTACTACTTAGTTACTGCTGTTTGTTTCGAATGATATCGCTAACGGCTTTAATCAATTCGTTAGTGTCATTGAAAACAAATTTCTTGCTAATTTGCTGATGCTGATTGTATTCCGGATTGAATTTATTTTCTGTGGTGTTCAGAACAAATCCATTCTCAGTCTCTTCAAAGCTCAGCGAAAAGTTACGCTTCTTGTTCATTGGCCCTCCGATAGTTGTCCAAGTTGTTCCGTTTTGGGCATTAGTAAAATATAACTGCCCATTTCCGACTAGTGAACTCATACCGCGAAGTCTGCCGCTGCAGAAGTAGAACCACCGAACTTCTCGCCATCTTCCAGTTTTTGAACGTTGTTCAAACCGGCAGCGATGCCCTTAGAGCCGCTTGTATCGTATGGATACAATGTGATTGAAGCACGACCATAGCAACCTGAGTAGAACTCGCTGGTGTCAATGATTGGGTTCAAGTCTTGGTCAACAATGCCAGGTTTCTCGTTAGAGCTGGCGTTGATAAAGTAGTGACCTGCGTATGCTGCGTCATCTTTCTCTGCGTCACCGTCACGTAAGCCGCCTTTAAGGAGCTTAGGAATAGAGCCACCCCATACAGCTGCGTTAGCTGTCTTGGTATCTTCAAAGGCCTTCTTAAAACGATTGACAGTATCTGTATCTGATTTTGGGATCAGGATAGAAACAGAGTACTTTAATGTGCCGTTTGGTGTCTCAGCTGGCTGGAACACATTAGCGTAGGAGAAACGTACTTTACCAGTTACAAACTTGGTTTTGATTGATTTTGTTGCCATGATGATTAAATCCTTTTTAACATTAAGACTGGTCTTCAGTAGGTGCCAGTCTGTCTAACCTTTTACTGTTGTTACTAATACGCAAATCTGCTGTTTTACTATTTCACATTGTGAAATACTTAGGCGTCGTACAAAATGCCCAATTCACCTAATGCTTGCTTCATTGCCAGTGCCTTAATGAAGTCGTGATGGTAATCCTTTTCATGTAGCAGATCCGGCTCTTCGGCAATAATATCAAGTATCTCCTCGATGGATTCGCGTATTTGACAAACCCCTTCTCGGTATCCACTCCCTGGCAGTGCGTTAAAATCTTTAATGTATGTATCTATTAAAAGGTCCGGAATGTCAAATTCTGAACCATAGCACGCTACCTGCATACTGACTCCTTATTATATTTTTAATGCGGCCAATATCAATCCAATGTTTCCTATTACATAACCAATAAAAGACAGGCCAAAGCCTATCTCGTTGTTTCTAAAAAAGTTTACGGCAACGATGAAGTATACGATTGCAATAAATCCCATTAGCCAGGTGTTCATTTAAAGTCCTCCGTGGCGTCTTCTTTTGCCTTGATTAGCTTTGGCTCGCCGTCTGGGCGCTGGATCAAATTACCCAGCCATGCAGCTACTTGCCCCTTTGGTCCTAGCTTTTCCAACGTGGCGATCGATTTGAGCTTTGGAGCCTCCCAAATGATTTGTGGGTCCATACCCTTCTCGACCAAAACGGTGGCCGCTAAGGCCGTGTCAGAGATCTTACGATGGGTTTTTGTGGTGCCCAGCTTGTAACCGGGTGGCACAATGTTCTCATTAATTGCCCTGGTTAGTGCATACTCTTCGACATCATTCACCCAGGTACGTAACTGCTGCGCTTTGGAGAGTACTAGACTAAACTCATCACTGTCTAGTAACGCTGGCGCTTTGAACTCCTGGCGAGCGAGCTCTGTATTGAAGTCACTACGCGCTCGGCATTGCGCTTTTGCTTTGCAGAACTGGCACCACTCTCCTGGGAGGAATTCTCCTGCGCCGCTCCATGCTTTTTTCGCTTTTGGTTTGACGAAATAGTTGCCCCAATCAACGAGCTTAGCGATGGATGTCCCATCAGATGATATGCTGTCCAAGCGAGGCTGGTGGATTGTGTACGTGACTTCCCTAATTTCTGGATACTCGTCCTTAAATTTGCTATATGCTCCGAGAGCGTACAATCGTAATTGGGGGTTGTCCACTGCGTAGACGGGGACTCCTTTTCCAAACTTAAGGTCGATGACTCGAATGGAATGCTTAGAAAGTATAACCACATCGGCTGTACCAAAACCATCAGGGACGTAATCACTAAAGTCCACACGTTGCTCAAATAGAGGTGTATCCCCTTCACCGATCTGAGAGCGAACGTATAAAACGTAATTGTCGACGTTAGCCTCGAAATCGTCTCGTTCATCGGGTGTGTAGTTTTGGTAGATTGGGTGCGTCTTGATGATTTCATATTCTCTTTCATATTCGTCATGTCCTATTTGGCCGTATTGTAAACGCAGACGAATCTCAGATAATGAGTGCGCCAGTGTACCTTCTGCAGAAAAGTCTATTCCACCGGCACCACGTTTTTGTTCTGGGATTGTTGCTTCTAGCCTAGCGCTAGGTGTGCAGGAAAGCCATCGTTTGGATCCTGATGCGCTGAGGAGGGCATGTGCTGTCATTTTAGCCTTTTTAGTCTGGTTAGTTGTATATTTACTAATACGCAAAAAGCCACCTTTTAGGTGGCTTTTTTGTATAAAACTGAAAAAATAAAAACTTATTCTTTAAGGGCGGCAATCAATTTTGCTATTTCACCATTAAAATCTACCGCAATTTCTTGCTTAATATCTGCTTTGATCTCGCGATTGTCTTTGTAGTCATCGGGGTATTGTCCTCGGAGCGCAATTTCTGCGATCCTGGAGTTAAATGCTTTGTTGTCTACGTTGGCTAGGAGCATCATCTCCCAGTAAGACTGGCCATATACTGTTGCCATATCCATAGTTTCTGCAAACAATGGATCTTCTTTTTTCCATTTAGCTGCTGTGGCGCGGCTAATACCAATAGCTGCGTACATAGACTTTTGGGACGCGCCTTGTTTACCGAGCTCTAAAACGGTCTTTGCCATTTCCTCAGTAAATAGTTTTTTGTTTGGTGATGGTTTTTTGGTTGCCATTATTTTGTCTTTGCTGTTTTAGCAGACTCTTTAAATGCCTTAGCTGTGGGCGCGCCTTTGGTACCAGGTTTGCGCATCTTTTCGCCGGAACCTGCTTTTATGCGAGCTTCTTTAGCGTGTATATTGGCATATAGGCCAGGTTTAGCTGCCATAAAATTCCTTGTTGTTATTGGTGCTGAAGGTCAGACTCGAACTGACGTACCTTTCGGGGCTGCTTACAAAGCAGCTGCAATTGCCACTATGCGACTTCAGCTAAATAGCCTGGATTCTATGATGGCTCCAGGGGGCCATTAGCTTTCTTTACAGCTAGGGGTGTCATCCCGACAAGCCCTTATATCTACTAATACGCATTTACTAACAAAATCGCCCTAGTCCGGAATAATGATTGTCTTCTTAGGTTTTGATGGTGGCGTTTTGTTAAGCGCTCCATGCAGGTGGGGCATTACATCATTAAGCATCATCTTGGCCATTGCTGCAGCCTTTTCTTGGTGCTCTACTTCTTGCATCGCCGTTGTCATCTTGGATTTGCGTTCAACTTCTTTAATGATGTTGTTGCTAATGCCTGCGCTTTTAAGCAGCTGTTTGAGGTTCACTTGGTGTCTCCGCGTTTGCGTTCAAGGCCTCAATTTGTGGTGCACATTGAGCTTGAATGTTAGCGATTAAGTTTGCCCAGGCCATGACCGGAGTTTGTAATGGTGTGTTCATCATATTGATGATGCCATTAACATCTTTAACGCTATACTTCAATGAAACAATTTTATCCGCTAATGGATCTACTTCTTGTGCTGCTACGTCGACTGTATCAGTCATTTTTTACTTCCTTTCTTCTTGGGTTGATTAAATACTGCTGCAAATACTTCATCTCGTCGTGCCAGTTTTTCAGGATCCGTGCAGTACTCATCGAGCTCAAACACGCGGCACATCATATCCATTAACTTACGAAACTTTAAATCTCCTAGTACCCTAATGCCTTCCATGTAGTTAAACGCTTCATCAACTGACATTTCCTGGGGTCCATCGTAATACTCTTCAGCAAACAATTTTAAATCATCCATCGTTTGCCACGCTTGATAAATTGCTTGCTCTAAATCACAGTACGTATACTTTTTCATTGGTCACCTAAAGGAATAGGACTTACCACCACGCGGGGTTCGATATAAACAACCTTCGCTTTGCCACTTTTGGGATCCACGCACTGCACCCATGTGCCGTCTGCGCTTGCTGGTGAATATAATCCATTAGGATCAGCTTGGGGTAACACATAAGTATTGCCATTAAATGGGCGCTGTGGCATTTGTGGGTTTGTGTACTGTGTTGCGTAAGG